TCGTTCATAAGGGATAACATCGCCATCTAAGGTTTCGTCGAATAATGTCCAATCACACAATGGGCCAAAGGTGCGACCCACCGATTGGTTCATGGTGTCAATAAGCCCCATGACCTCGATGGTATAGCGCCCATCCCTGATATTAGCCTTGCCCATGACAGATTTAGACAGCGCTTCCTCATCCTCGACAGGTGCGGCCCAGGATGTAGCAAACAGATAGACCCTGGCATTGTCCATCAGCCCTGAAGTAAGTTGGTCACGGTCAATCCCCGCCACATCAAAGAAGCCTTCCAAGTCCCACAACGACCCCGTTGTATTGGTTTCAACCACCAGGTCGGTCGGTTCATACCCTAGATCAGTTTTATAGATGGCCCCGTTGCTCATGGTTAGATCGTGAGCATAGGAAACAAATCGAAATATAGTACCGTTGACGGTAACGATACGAACGCAATAAACGAGCGACTCTGGGTCTGCTACGACTGACTTCATAAACTGTTTCTTCTATTTTAGGGGTTCAATAATTCCATCAACCGGAGCGATGTCCCCATGATTACGTCAACAGTGTTGCGCGTTAAGATGTTTTCTACCGAGTCAGAATCAAACCGGACAGGAATATCAAACTCACAACCAGCCACAACCGTTTCGGTGATTTGCGGAGCGGTATTCACCAGGGCGAGATTAGGGGATGCTAGAGCGAAGACAGTGAAGGTTGTGGTGTTTATATCAACAGTGATGTCATTCGCCCCTATCGCCGTTACAGTGCCTCTCAGCCCGTTGATTTCCGTCATACCTGAAACACTGGATAGATGAACAGTATCATCGACAATATAGGTGTGGGTTGTGCCAAAACCAATCACCGCGCTGGCCGCCTGTGAGATGCTGGTCACCGCTTTTTGATTATTGGCTGCGAATGTTATCAGGCCGGTGGTGGTGTCCACTGTCCAGTTGTTTAAGCTGGCCACGGGGTTGTTGTAATCGTCCCGAATCCCAACCAATACAGACCCGGAAACCGGCTTGCGAATCCTTCTGCGCGAGGCGGTAGCCCCGCCCTCTGTCCCGTACCATTTGATAATCTGGTAGTCTGTCCCAGATATGGTACAGGCTTGATCGTTAAAGGTGGGAATCCCCTTCCGGCCATTGGTTGAATAGTCAGTGGGGTTTTTCCATCGAAGACCGCCAAACATCCCAGAGCTTCTGTCGTATATATCGCGGATTGTGTCGGCAACCCAGGTTTCTGTTCTGTTGCTGAAATCGAGGTCGGCGGTCAATACGGGATAGGGATGCAAGAGCTTCCGGTATTCATTGCCCCCCGCTGTTTCGGTTATTTCAACCGAATACTGTCTCCCAATCCCTGACCCATAACTGAAACTTTCGTTGAGCCGTTCTTCAATAAAGGCCATTAGCTATATCTCCCGCCACCGCTGACGAGGCTTGATAGTTGTCTTGCAGCCGCACCCGCAGCAATCTTGGCCTCCTTCTCTGTTCTCACGCCAGGGAATACCATGCTGGATATTTGTACAGTGTTCCCGCCCATTGCCCCGTTGGGAATAATTGAGCCTGACACGCCGTCCGGAATAAACAGCTCTGGACCTTGTTCGCCAACAACTGACACTTTACCTGGTGGTGGTCTGCCGCCATCGGCAAAGAACCCGCCCAAGAAGCTGGCCCCCTGCTGCAACCATCCCGCCTCACCGGACGACCCGCCACTCAGAAAGTTTTCAAAGCCAAAGGCTTCCATTAACTGGGCGCTCGCGGCTTCAGCAATCATGCGCTGAATAGTTTTAGCGAACCCCTCCAGCATTCCATCCATGCCTTCAGCAAACGGGTCAAAGAGGAAGTCAGCAAAAGCGTCCTGGATGTTTCTGGCAGCTTCAATTCCAAACTGGCTCATCTCGTCAGTGGCGTTGGCAATCTCATCTTTCTGTTTTGCCACATTAACGGCGGTTCTTTTTAATGCTTCGTCGCTCAACAGTCCTTTCGCCCAGAGGTCGCGAGCGCGGGCCAGTTCTTCATCCAGTAGTTCGACTTCCGTTTTCAGCGCTTCAGCCATACTCGCAGAGTCGGCCAGGTCTTTGATCCACTGCTGGTGTTCTACTGTTGTCTCGTTGAGCGTCTGCGCGTAGTGGGTCTGACTGTTGTTATAGTCTTCTAATGATATTTTTCCGGCTTCCAGTAGACTCTTGGCGATAGCTTGCTGGTCATTGAAAACCTGCATTGGTGTCCGTAGTGACTCAAGCGTTGACAGAAAGCTCTTGAGCTGTGACTCCTGCAAAGACACTGCGTCCTTCGCTGCTTCTATTGCAACCAAATCAATAACGGGGCTTGATTTCTTCGCGATGGCTGGGCCACCTTCAAAGGATTTTGCCGCGATCTCAGCATTAACCTGAGCTTGCATGGCGGCGTTTGTTACTTTTATTTTTTCCTCGGTGAGGCGAATTTCTTCTCTCAATCCGGGGATGACCGATTTGGTCGGATCGGTGGTGCTGCGTCCAGCTCTCCCCGCTGAAGCAAGGTTTATCTCAAGCTGTTTGTTTAGTCGCGCCAGTTGTTCCTCTAGACGTACCAGGTCGCCTATTGCTGCGCCGTTTGCCAGCGCCGCAATTTCGTCACCCATAAACCCAAAGAGGCCCGTCGTGGTGGTGACAAACTTGGCAATGGCCCCGATGGAGCGAAGGGTTGCAGCCGTCAATTTGTTTATATTTTCAACTGTGCTAGGGTCTTGCAGGAGGGCGATCAGTTCCTCAACCTGTGCTGTTGCCTCTTTCGTCTGCGAGGATGACTCAAACAGGTCATCAAACGCATTGCCAAGAGAGTCAAGCGCACCACTGAAGGTATCGCGAGCCGCTTTAGCCGAGCCGCCGAACTGTCGCTCAAGCTCCCCAAGAATAATATCCTGGGCTTCCATCAACCGATTGGAATTCACCAGGGATTTAATCATGTCCGTCTGTGAGTCGGTGAACTGAATACCCACCCTGGTTAACGCACTCAGATTTTTGATGGGGTCGTTGATAGCCTTGCCAAGCTGGACGACAGAGGACGTTAAGTCCTGCCCCATTCTCTCAGACAGGTCTAGTGCGGCTTCAATAGTCCGATCAAATTGATCCTCAACTATCCCGGTGAAGGTGACGAGTTTTGCCTGGGCGTCAATGATTTCTTCGTCGCCAAACGTGGTGACTTTCTGAAGCTCTGCCGCCTTCTTCGTTAGCTCATCAAGTGACTGACCAACCACCCCACCCGTAGAAGCCAAGCCTTGCTCAAGCTGTTTGACCGCTTGCTCTTGTTTCTTTGTGGCTGTGACGATTTTGCGAACAAATAAACCAATGGCCGCACCCGCAGCAAGGGCTTTAAAACTTTTGGAGATACCCGCCAGGCTTTTCTTGGTGTTCTTCGCAAACCGTTTGGTTTTGGCATCAGCTTGTTTTAACTTTTTCTGATACTGTGCCGTCTGCGCTTCCAGCTTGACAACGAGCTTCGCTAAATCAGCCATCTTTTGGTTTCGCTCTCATCTGTAAATTTTTAATAAAGTCGGCAGTCTCTTGTTCTTTTCTAGACTGCGGATCGACCCACATGAAGTCAGAGACTTTGAAGGGCTTAGTTTTCTTGGGGTTGCGGTTCACGTTGGCGATAATAGCCGCAATCTGAGCTGCGTGAAGGTTGTCCCTGGCACTGCCGAAAGGTTCTAAAGCGTAGTAGTGCTTCAAATAGGTAAATTCAGTAGAGGACAGCCGTTCCTTTAGCTCAAAAGGCGGAATCCCGTACGCGACCGAGAGATCAAAAAGAAACTTTAACTCTGGTCGCTCACGGAGTTTTTTTCAGCTTGGGCCTCAGCATCTGCGCCCATACCTGACAGCGACATCGCAGTGGTTGCAATCTCTGCCAGAATTTCAGGGTCTAGATTTGTCGTCACTTCCGTGACAGTACAGCCCGACAAGGATGGACAGCTATGGATGGCGATATAAGCAAACCGCTCCCCCAAAAGCTGACCATCTGTGCCGTTGAAACCAAAGCGCCCATCTAAATCAAGCGCCCTGACCTCAAGCTCCCCATCACCAACTTTAACCATCGCAGACTTGCGCCCAGCGATGGAAAATAGTTCGTTCTTATCCATAGAGAAGCCTATTAGCTGACAACAATGTCACCGGAAATTTTCAGCGTAAAGCTGATACCAGCAGTGTCTTCATAGGAAGGCGCGTAGTCATAACCAACAGCCGTGACAGTGAAGCCATAGGTTTTGAGCGTTGTGCCATCCGTCCAAAGAATCTGGACATTAAAGTTCGACCCAGCATCCACGAAGGCGATCACAGCGTCCTGCTTGTTGCTGACTGTGTGAATCCGGCGACAATCCACTGTGAATTCTGCGCCATCGGCCAGACCAGCGATATTCTCGCGAGTGTTGCCTGAGTCAAAGGATGTGGCATCGATGGTTTCGTTAGTCTTGCCGAAACCTGAAACGCCGGTCACTTCTTCTAATAGGCTAAATACTTCCGGTGAGGCTCCATCGCCCACGTTGAATGTAAAGCCGCCCTTAAATGCTGCTGTCATTTTTAATACTCCAAAAAAAAACCCGCACAAATGGCGGGCATAGAACGAGAAAACCCGCCAAAAGGCGGGTCAGTGATGGTGATATAGTTAAAGTTTAATGATGTGAAAAAGTAATAAACACGCTGTGATTATAAAGTTTAGTCGCGCCATCGAAGGCTGTATCCTCTCCCGTGATGGTCGTCCAGTCGACGCGGGTTGTCCCCATCGTCCCGGTGAAATCTTCTAACAAGGTGATAAGCTCACGCATCAATACCGTTGCAGACTGCTGGTCCTTAGCCCATACATCAAGCTGGAAGTCTGAATCCTTTAGGTCAGAGGTTCCGCTGTGTGATTGAAACCGTTGGACCCCGTCCAAATACCACACCAGGCAAGGCAGCACCGTATCAAGTGGCGCTTTCTGCGGATAAATTCGGGTCACCGATAGATTGGCTTTGATATAGGCAATCAAGTCCTCAATCATTTTGACACCTTGTCGATGTTAGCTTTCAGTTTTGCTTTGAACCGATCAAAAACAGCATCTTTTGTCGCCCTGTATGCTGGCTCTAGCCACGGGTCGGCGGTCATGTTTTCTGTGCCAAGCTCCACAAACTGCGAGCCATAAAATGCTTCCCGCGACGGCCCCACCGATCCAGAGACAAAGGTCTTGTCTTTCGACATAAACACTTTTTTGATGATATGCCTGGACAGATAGCCCGCTGACAAATCAATCCCGTTGTAGGCTGTGTGATCTTTTGTTCCCACGGGGGCGCGTTGTTTTGCTGCGGC